GTAAGAAAGTCTCCAAGTACACGTCCGAATTTTCCTCTTGAATCTTCTCCGCTTCTGTCAATTTCCGTTTTAAGGACTTGGATTGATCCAATTGGTAAGAGTTCTTTAAGTCTTTCTTTGCTTGCAAGTCCAAAGGCTTTCTCCACTTTATCGCGTGTTCTTGATTCTGGTGTATCTATACCCATCATGCGAACACGTTCTTTGTGCATCCACATTCCAAAGCCTAGATCAATATCTACATCAACGGTATCTCCGTCCACTACTCTTAAAATTTTACATTTATACTCGTACATTTATTTCCCCCATGTTTCTGTTACGAATTCTCCGAATGCTTGTCCGAAGACCCACATCAATACAAGGATCATTCCAACCATACATACTGTAATGGTCCAAATCCAAATTTGCACTAACGGATGTTTACCCGTTGTCCAATGTATTAATCTTTTTATTTTGCCCTTTAATCCGTCTAACATAAACTTGCCTACAGTCCAACGTAATAATCTCATTACAATTAGTATAGGCGAAGATAGTACGTCAAACAGTATTAAGAACAGATCGACAGCTAGATCCACAATATGGTCTATGTTTAACCATTTGCGAAACCGTTGCCACATTAGTCACTCGATCCAACCATTTCAAACAATGAAGGGCCAAAACTACTTGCGGCCCAACCTAGTGCTACTAAAGTGATTACTCCGTAAATTAACCATTTAATCTTAAAGTCATCTACAGTCATCTTTAGTCCTACCAGTTCATTGCCTAGTACACGTAATGATACTTCCATCTTACCTGTGTTATCTTCTTTTGACATTTACACATCTCCTGTTATATGTGTATTTATTGAACTTCGGCCATAAAAAAAGAGCCCCTAAGGACCCTTAATTTAATTTTATAACTTAGTAATTAGAACTTAAACGTTAAACCTACTTCAGCGTTTCTATCGCCTGGGTTTTTAAAATTGATGTCACGTGCTTCTGTAACAGTTAATTTTGCACTAACTGCTTCTGATAAAGCATACGATGCGCCAACTTCAACATATGAAGAGTCGCGATCAAAGTCTACAATATCATTTTGAGTTGACTGCCATGCATAACCTAGTTCTGCAAATGGTGTTAGTTTGCCCATGGTGTGTGTTACACCTACGTACGGTGAAAGATCCATTGTACGGGTGTCTGCTGTAAAGCTATCACCAAAGCTAAATTCTGCTGATGCACCTGCATATAACGGAGTTGCTGGAACATTCATTTCTTTGCCTAGTTTTAAAGCAAAGTCGTCTACAGCGCCGTTACGTTTCCATTTTACTGTAGCATCTAGTGATGACACTTCGCCAGCTACTGCAAACTCAGTTGCACCTGTTTTTGGTGACTTGATGCTAATTGAATAGTCATCAGTAACTGCGGTCATCTTAATCGCAGTGTTGTCGAAATCTTCTGCAAAAGCAGTCGAACTCAACATAGTCGCAATAGCGACCATTAGTAAAGTTTTTTTCATTATTTTTCCTATTATATAAAAGTTTGCAAAACAAGTCCTTTGTCTTACAACATATAGTTATGTAAACTATATTAAGAGGGTGTGCTTTGTGGCACGATGTATTTATGTTTTGGGGGATAAGAGTGCGACTTTTCTGTTGCTAGGTAAGTCGCCAACCCCGAGCGATTATGCCGCTAGGGCAAAATCCTCAGTTGCGGCAAATTTGTTTAATGCACCGAAGTCCACAAAATTAAATTCGCCATTGTTTACAGTTGCTTTTGCAATTATAAAGTTCGTTCGCGTTAACCGAGCTTACATCCGGACAACTCCACATATTCTATTAACCGTCAGTCGATCCTATTTCAACCCCATCATAAGCACACTAATTGTGCAATGTGTTTATGGTGGAGTTGCCGGGTACCGCCCCCGGGTCCTGTCCAGTGTTTGAATTGCTTCAACATTGTAAGTATATTTATACACTCTTATTGTGTGGATGTCAAGAGAAGAATGTAAAAAAGATAACAAGTATAATGTAATATTTGATCGGTTGTCTGTGCTATCCAATATTTGTTATCAGTATTTGTCCATTTGTACTTTTGAATTAATTTTGTTTTAAAGTGATCAATAATAAAATGAAGTACATAATCTAACAATGCAATTACGATTGACATAACAACATGATTAGTTAAAAGAGCTATAACTATAAAAGTAAGTACTGCATGATCGCCCGCATGGATATAACCTTTAGGACTTCTAAGGTTAGCTTTATCTCCGGGAGTTTTTCTAAACGATTGCATTGCCAAATCGGCAATAGCATGTTTTACAAACAGTCCATATAGTATTATTAAACTTTCCATACTATGGACTATCCTTTACTTCTCTGGTGTGTGAATGATTGCTATATCAATTGCAACAGGCTTTCCATTATGGTCGTCGAGTTCATAGTCAATGACCATACCTTCAACAACTTTCTTTACGCCTGCTTTACGGAACTCTGAAATGTGTACGAATATATCTGATTGACCTTCTTCACGTGAAATAAATCCGTATCCTTTCACATGATTGTACCATTTTAATTTGCCCTGTTTCATTTGTCGCCCTTCATTAAATACAGGGCGTAAAAATTACTTCTACGCCCTGTAATATTTATTACATATTGTTCTTTTTGTCTTGGATTTCAGCACGTTTTGCTTTAGTTAGCTTGCCTAGATCGCCAAGTGCTTTACGAGCTCTTGCGGCCGCGGCCTTTGTACCGCCTTCAAATTTTTCATTCTCTGCTAGGTACGCTTCAAATTGTGCAACGATTTCTTCATGTATTGTCATAGTTTGTTTCTCCTTTAAACTAGTTTGATTGATGTTGTTGATTCAATGTATTGGTCTGCCATTCCCTTTTCGGTCTTAGCAATAAACACAATAGTTGATAGATTAATTTCTAAATCACTATCGCGACCCACTGTAAAAGTAAATGGCACCATGCCAATACCGTCTTTAGTCATAGTAAGAGCCATAGGCTTCTTAACCTTCATTGAATCTGTTTCTTTTTTAACTAAGCGAGCAATCACTTCTTCTCCTGCTACAGTTTTAAAACTGATTGTGTCGCCATCTTTATATGTAGTTTCTAATAACATATTTTATCCTAAGCTCGATCCTGTGCCGTTCCATCCCGTGTTATCAACATAACTGACTAATGCTTCATAGCCTCCAATAAGTTGATCCCCTATAAAGATTTGCGGAGCAGTTTTTGGTTGTGGTAATCCTTTTTGTGCAAAAGACTCTAGCATCTCGCTTGGTTGAATATCAGTTCCAAGTGTTAATGTCTTGTAAGTAATATGCATATTGTCGAGTAAGGCTTTTGCTTTTAAACATGAAGGACAGTTAGGTTTACTGTACACAAGTACTTCTTGTTGGTTCATAGACTGAATCCTTTCAGTGAATCCTTGTCTACGTCTTGTTTGATCCCGCCAATGATATATGACTCTACTTCAGTCTCTTGTGGAGCCACTTGTAATCCTGACGAACTCAACCAATGTTGTGTCCAAGGTAGTGGGTTAGTATTAAGCGGGCGATCATATATAGGTTTGTAACCAAGTGCTTTAAGTCTACGGTTAGCAATATATTCTACATAATGATATAACAACTCTTCGTTAAGTCCAATAATAGCACCGTCCTTAAACAAATAGTCTGCCCATGCTTTTTCTTCTTCAACACATGTACGCCACATCTCTTCAATCTCTGCTTCGCACTCTTTAGCAACGCTTGCCATTTCTGGATCATCGTTACCTTTAAGCCAATGCTTGAGAATTTGTGTAGATAGGTTTAAGTGTGTTGCTTCGTCTCTAGCAATAAGCGAAATAATCTTTGCAGACCCTTCCATTACTTTTGACTCAGCGAATGCAAACGTACATGCAAAGCTAACGTAAAAACGCAAGCCTTCCAAAATGTTTACATTCATCATTGCTAAGAACATTAACTTCTTAACATTTCGCAGAGTGCCTTCGCCTCGATGGAACCAAGCATCTGCCGCTTCTGTAAATGCATCATAGTTTTTAGTAACTGCTGTTGCACGTTTTAGAATTTCTTTGTCATCTAAGATAGTGTCAAACACTTCACTTGGATTAGAATACACGTTCTTCATAATATGTGTATAGCTACGTGAATGAATTGTTTCAAAGAAGTCCCAAGTAACAATACATCCTTCTAGTTCAGGAAGTGATACATAAGGTAAAAATGCTAGACTAGGTCCACGTCCTTGTACACTATCTAACAATGTTTGATACTTTAAGTTACTTGTAAAAATATGTTTTTGTTCTGGTCGAAAGTTTGCAAAGTCAGCTCGATCTTTCTGTAAACTTACTTCTTCTGCTCTCCAAAAGTACCCAAGCATAGTTTGATTAAGTTTATCAAACTCTGGAAATTTAAACACATCATATCTCTGTGTGTTTTGATCAGGTCCAAAGAACATTGTACTCTTTGTAAAGTCTACCTTCTCTTGATTAAAAACTGTTTTCGCCATTTCTCTTCCTTTATGTCTCGTAACGTCCTACTATTATAACTTCATTATAACAGCATGTCAACCTTTAAATTGCACATGCCTCACAATGCTCTTCATATTCGTCATCTGATCCTGCAAACTCGTCTCTAGCTAGAGGTTGTTTTGCATCGTCAAATGCTATTTCGCCATCAGTCTTATAGTCATAAGTGTTCTGATAGTAACTAGTTTTCCATCCATACTTATATGTATTAAGCAAATCACCAATCATTACACTCATTGGAACTTCGTTGTTCTCAAAGTGTGTAGGATTGTAACTCCAGTTACCG